GTGCCAAACCAGTTCTCATCCGGCAAATTCGCGATCGCGGAGTGCGATCGTTGTGGTTTCCGGTATAAACTGAAGCAGCTGAAGACGTTGGTTATTAAGACCAAAAACGTCGAGATCAAGGTGTGCCCCCAGTGTTGGGAGCAGGATCACCCCCAGCTGCAGCTTGGTATGTACCCAGTTAATGACCCACAGGCCGTACGCCAACCCCGCCCGGACGTGAGCTATAGGACGTCGGGTACCGACGGGCTGCAAATTAACCCCAACGATGTCGGGACACCAGAGGGCGGTAGCCGTATAATCGAGTGGGGCTGGGCTCCTGTAGGCGGGTCTAGGGCGAACGACGCCAGCCTGACACCGAACGTGCTGGCACCAACCATTTCATTGGGCACGGTTACCGTGGCCGTAACTTAGGAGTGACACATGGACGCGAAGAAAGCTGTCAGGAAACACGAGCAACGGATGCACCCGGGCCAGAAGCCGACCTTCAAAAAGGGCGGTGTGACGTCGCTGGAGATGAAGAAAGTGGGCCGCAACGTGGCTCGCGCCAATAACCAAAGGAGCCGGTAATGGAAAAGATTAAATCCGTTAAGGTCGCCCCCGTCGGTCTGGCCAAAAACCGTGAGACGATCAATGAGCTGAATGCTGGCGCTGCCAACATTGCCAGCAAGGACTATCCGGCTCCGAAGACTTCCGGCATCAAGGTGCGTGGCACCGGTGCGGCTACCAAAGGTCTGATGGCACGAGGCCCCATGGCTTGAGGTGATTGATGAACATGGTTTGTAAACGTTATGGTTCAATCTATGTAGCCAAGAATTTGGTGAATGGTGAATTTTACGTTGGACAAACCATAAAGCCCGTGTCTTATAGGGTTAGCGCGCACAAAGCCTCGATAAAAAATCCAGTATCCGTCTTTAGCAAAGCTATGGTGAAATTTGGATTTGAGAAATTTTTGTTTGAAGAGGTTTATATTGCGTTTGATAGGGCCGAGCTAAATAGAGTAGAGAAGTACTTTATTAGTGAGTTACGCCCAGCGTATAACCGTACTTGTGGCGGCGCTGGCGCACCCGGGAGAGCTATGGCTGAGTCCACAAAACAGAAGCTCAGAACATCAATGCGTTTGCTGTGGAGTGACCCCAGCCACCGGGTTGCAATGATGAATGCAATTCAAAAAGCTTGCGCCACAGATGAATTTGCCGACAGATGCCGTGAGGTTGGTAAAAAGTACGGTGGTAAACGGTGGGTTAACCACGTAAAGAAGCCTAAATTGTATGGGGATAGATCAGCGTCAATGAAAGCAGCTTGGGCAAATCCTGAAGTTCGGGCCAAAATTTTAGACGGTCTACGCAAGGTTGTCGCGTCGTCTGATTACAGGGCCAAACTACGTGCAGCGCATAAGAAAACTACGTTGCCGCGAGCGGTAATTGAGCAAGTTGCTGCGATGAAGCACCGGCCTGTAACATGCCCAGAGTTGAACATTTCTTTTCTGGCGCAAAAATACGCCGCAGAGTGGGTTGGAGTGAAGTCTTCAACAATATCTGAGGCTATTAAACGAAAGGGGAAAGTGTTTGGTTTGTACACTTTTCAAAGGGTGGCGTAAATCAACTACCAAAATTTGTTCTTAACAATCAAGGGATACCTTGAAAATGACTTCCCAAATACCGTCTTTACTGACAGTGCCGGGGCGTCAGCTACGCTCACCAGCGCCGAGCAGATCAACACCTTCATTACTCAGGCCGAACAGCGAATCTACAACACCGTCCTGTTCCCGGCCCTCCGGCGTAATGTTACCGGCGTTACTTCGACCAACAACAAATACCTGAACTGCCCCGGGGACTTCCTCGCGGTATATTCAATGGCTGTGGTTGACGGCACCGGTGCGTATAGCTACATGCTGAACAAAGATGTGAGCTACATCCGTGAAGCTTACCCCGTCCCAACGGACACTGGATTGCCCGCGTATTACGCGCTGTTTGGCCCAATATCAACCGATGAGACAGAGCTGACGTTCATCCTTGGGCCGACCCCGGACGCCGTTTACACGGTCGAACTTCATTATTTCTATTATCCTGAGTCGATCACGATTGCTGCAAGCGGTTACACATGGTTGAGTGAGAACTACGATCCTGTGTTGCTCTACGGCTCGCTGGTGGAAGCTTACACGTTCATGAAGGGCGAGCCCGACATGGTGGCCAACTATGAGAAGAAGTATCAGGAAGCATTGATGCTGGCCAAACGTCTGGGCGACGGCATGGAGAAGCAGGATCAATACAGGAGCGGGACGCCTCGTGTCCCGGTAAGCTAAGATGGCCTTTACCGGCAACGCACTGTGCAACGTCTTCAAGACCGGCCTGCTGGACGGCACCTACGACTTTGGCACGGGCACGACTGATGTATTCAAGATCGCGCTCTATACCAACACGGCTACGCTGGACGCGGATACTACGGCTTATTCAGCTACCGGTGAGGTTGCGGACGCTGGATACAGTGCTGGTGGGGCTACCTTGACCATCAGTCAAGTGCCTACGATCGGGACTCAGGCTGGTAGCAGTGCAGTAGCGTATCTGTCCTTTTCGGATGTGTCGTGGTCTGGCGCGATTACTGCTCGTGGTGCTTTGATTTACAAGTACAACGGCACGACTAACCCGGCTGTCTGTGTGCTGGACTTTGGTTCAAACAAGACTTCAACCACGACGTTTCAGGTGCAATTCCCATCGGCTACCAGCACCTCGGCCATTATTAGACTAGGATAAGGAGTAGAACATGGAAGTCAAATCGAAAGCTGGCGGCGTATACCGCATCGAGTGTTTTAACAAAGACGGCGAACTGAAATGGTTTGTCGAAGACCACAACCTCGTGGTCAATCAGGGCCTGCAGTATATGAACGCTGCGGCTTTGACTGGGGGCGCTGCATCCTCTACATGGTATCTGGGTCTGTATGGCGCTGGTGCGTCGAACACCCCGGCGGCTGGCGATACGATGTCCTCCCACGCTGGCTGGACGGAAGTTACCCCGTATAGCAACGCTACACGCCCGACCTGCACGTTTGCCACCCCGACTACTGCTGATCCGTCGGTTGCCACCAACTCGGCATCCCCGGCGACCTTCAACATCAACGCTACGCAGACGGTTGGTGGTGCGTTCTTGGTCAGCAACAGCACCAAGGGCGGTTCGACGGGTACGTTGTTCTCGGCGTCGGACTTCAGCTCCCCGGGTGACCGTTCGGTAGTGTCTGGTGACACGCTGAATGTGACGTATACCTTCAGCCTCGACGCAGCTTGATTTAGCGCGTAGGAGCGAATAAGGGTGTTCGGTCTAGCCACATTTTCCGGGGCACCTTTTTCTTCGTTCTCCGGGGTTGAGTATTTTTCGACTCTAAGTGAAACGGCAACGGGTAGTGATGCTGTTTCCAGCCTCGCGGTGTTTACGCCCGCCGTATCAGAACTCGCAACCGGCTCGGATTCCATCAGCAGCAAGGCGATTTTCCAAGGAACAGTTTCAGAGCTGTCCACGGGTTCTGATTCTGCGTCCGCTAAGGCTGTCTTTTATTCTGCTCTTTCCGAGCTGTCAACCGGGAGTGATTCTTCCGTTGGGTATATTACGTTCCCGGCAAGTGTCAGTGAGCAGGCACAGGGACTCGATGCGGTTTCTGCGGTAGCGCTGTTTGCCTCGTTGATATCAGAAACGGCCACTGGCTCTGACCTGCTCTCGTCGTCGTATGTGTTTTTTGGTAACGTGTCGGAGACCGCGACTGGTTCGGATGTAGCCTCGACAGCCGTTATATTCCCTGTTTCCCTGTCCGAACTAGCTGCTGGAAGTGACTCTTCCGTTGGTTACATTACGTTCCCAACGTCCATATCGGAAAGCGCCGTCGGCACGGATGTTTTGACCAATACGGCGATCCTGAATGCGGCCTTCTCTGACACGGTAACAGGTGCGGATGTTATCATTGGGGCATTCCTGTGGAACCTGATTGATGACGTGCAAAACGCCAATTGGGCGCAGATCACTGCAAATACGCCGACGGGCTGGGTTGAGATTACCGGAGAGGCTTCGACAAACTGGCAAATTATTGATACGGATACGTAAATGGCCCTCGTACTCAAAGATCGCGTAAAAGAAACAACTACCACGACCGGCACCGGAACAGTTACTCTGGCGGGCGCTTCTACGGGGTATCAGTCCTTCTCGGCCATCGGCAACGCCAACACGACCTATTACTGTATTGCAGGTCAAGGCACCGATGAATGGGAAGTCGGCATCGGCACCTACACGTCCTCTGGCACAACCCTGTCCCGCGACACTATTCTGGCGTCATCCAACTCCGGCTCTGCCGTCAACTTCAGTGCTGGCACCAAGGATGTGTTTGTGGTGTACCCGGCGGGTAAGTCGGTTAATCTGGACGCGAGCAATAACGCTACCGCGCTAGGGACGGTTGCCAGTGCTACGCTTACAAATGCTACGGGACTACCTATTTCTACTGGTGTTTCCGGATTAGGAACCGGAGTAGCTACTGCGCTGGCCGTAAACACCGGCAGCTCTGGCGCATTTGTAGTCAATGGCGGCGCACTTGGCACGCCTTCTTCTGGAACCGTCACAAACCTCACCGGCACCGCGTCAATCAACATCAACGGAACGGTAGGAGCAACAACACCGAATACTGGTGCTTTTACGACTCTTTCTTCTACAGGCAACACCACTTTAGGCGATGCTTCAGGCGACACTCTGACAGTAAACGCTGGAACATGGACTACAGGTAAGTACACGCAAAATACTTCCGCAGGAACTCTTGCTACAGGTTCCCAAGCAATAAACAATTACAACATCACAGCATCTGGTGATGCAGGTGGGCTTACCTCTGTTTACGCAGCCCACAATATCACAGCAACCTACAGCGGCGCTAATGCAGCAACCACTTGGAATGGCGCGCAGATTTATTCTGGACATAGTGGTTCTTCGACTATTACAACGCAGACAGGTGCAGTAAATGCTGCACAGATTTCCTCAACAGGAAACTCCACTAATTTATACGCGAATAACACTGCCATAAATTTAACTAACACTGGAAGCGCAACTACTGCGGCGTTTTATGCAACAAATTCGCCATCAATAACTAGCTCTGGAACTATCGGAACGCTTTACGGATTAGTTGTAAACAATCTTGGTAATGCTAACGTCACAACGGCTGTCGGTGTAAGAATCAACGACTTCACCAACAGCACGAATATGCGCGGCATTCAGTCCGCCATTTCGTCTGGAGCCAATAAATACAACCTTTATATTGATGGAACAGCAGAAAATTACTTTGCTGGTAACGTAGGTATTGGAGCCGTTGCTGCTACTACAGGTCAACTTAGGATCGCCGGTAATGGTAGCGGCGCGACAACATTCAACGGAATATCACTTGAAACAAGTATTCAATCTGGTGTAACTGGTGGATGGCGCGGACTTCTTATTCGTCCGACAACGCAAGCAACAGCGTTCACTCTCAGCAATATATACGGTGTTTATGTAAACCCGCAGACGTTCGGCGCTGGCTCCACAGTTACGAATCAGTATGGCGTTCATGTGGAAAGCACGCTCACTGGTGCTACGAATAACTACGGATTCTATTCCAACATTGCTTCAGGAACAGGCCGCTGGAACTTCTACGCCAATGGAACCGCGGATAACTATTTTGCAGGTAACGTAGGTATTGGGACGAGTTCGCCATCGTCAAAACTTGAAGTCTATGACGCAACATCCGCTGTGGCTAGGGTTACTGCTGGTACAGAGATATTTGAAATTAGAAATACTGGGTCAGAAGTTCGCCTTGCTGTGGTTAGCGCAGACCCCATGACATTTAGAACATCAAATGTTGAGGCTATGCGCATCGACGCCTCCGGCAACGTAGGGATTGGTACGAGTTCGCCAAGCACATACGGAAAATTTGCGGTTCAAACTCAAACATCCAATGCACCAACTGTTGCTATAACCGGCTCCGGTCTTAACCCACAATTAAATCATTACATAAATGACAGCACTGCTGTTCTTCGCAATTTAAATCAAATTCAATTCGTAACTGGCAGTTCTGATATATCGAACTACCAAGGTTACATGACCTTCAGCACAATGGGTTCTGCTGGCGGTACGATTTCTGAGCGTATGCGTATCGACTCCTCCGGTAACGTCGGGATTGGTACGAGTTCGCCAACGGCAAAACTAGACGTTTCTTCTGATGTTATTCGACTTAGAACGGCCAAGACCCCCGCCTCTGCGTCAGCAACAGGAAATGCCGGTGATATCGCATGGGATAGCAGTTATATCTATGTTTGTGTCGCAACAAATACTTGGAAGCGTGTGGCAATAGCAACATGGTAACTATATTACTTATTATCCCTATTTTGGTTTTTGTTGGTTTAGCAATATATGGCTTTTTGTTAGTTGAAAAAGATGAGCATAGGCATCATTCATAAATAAGGAAAAAACATGGAAACCCAGTTCACATGGATTATCGAGCAAATGCAATGCGCCGTTCAACAGGATGGCGAGTCTGATGTTGTAATCACTGCCCACTGGCGGTGCAATGGTGTATTTGCTGATACCTACGGAACCGTTTATGGAACCTGTGGATTCACTTATACCGGCGGTGATTTCACCCCTTACGACCAACTGACTCAAGACCAAGTCTTGGGCTGGTGCTGGAATAGCGGTGTGGATAAAGACGCTACCCAACTTTCCGTAGAGCAGCAGATTCAGCAACAGATTGCACCGGCTGTCGTAACCCTTCCCAACCCTTGGAGTGTTTAATGGAAACCAAAGAAATTGAGCTGAAACTGACTGTTGCAGAGGTAAACGGTATACTACAGGCACTGGGCCAAATGCCCTATACGCAAGTAGTGTCTTTGGTGCTGAAAATCCAACAGCAGGCGCAGGCGCAAGTTTCTGAGCCTCAAGAAGCTCAGTAACCCAAAAGGAGTAATGCCGTGGCATCTACATACAGTAATAACCTAAAAATCGAGCTGATCGGTACGGGCGACCAATCCGGTACTTGGGGCACGACGACCAACACCAACCTCGGCACGCTGATTGAACAGGCGATCAGTGGCTACGTCACTCAGGCTTGCACGGGTGGAACCGACACCATCACTATTCCGAACGGGACGACAGGCGTTGCCCGGAACATGTTCTTGGAACTCACCGGGACTGGTGGCGGTACGCTGGTTGTGCCATCCAACAAGAAGCTGTACTTCATCTACAACAACACCAGCACGGCTATCACGGTCAAAGTTAGCGGTCTGACCGGCGTCTCGGTTCCGGCTGGTAAGAAGACAATTCTTGTGTCAAATGGCACGGACATTATTGATGCCACGAACTACGTCACT